CATGAACGCCCGAACATCCGCACCGCATCCGGCGGCTGCGGACGCTGCTGATAGAGCGCGTACCAGTCACGGCTGCCGACCGTCTTTTTCTTCTTTGTGAGCCATTCTGCACCGAACCGCTCCGGCCAGAGCGGCTCGCCCGGCGCACGACCAAGCGGATCGTCCTCCTCCGCCTCGCACGGCAGGTTGATGATCTCCCAGTGTTCGCCGCTTTCCTTCGCTTCCTTTAGGATGCGTCCCGCGAGATCGTCCTCGTGCCAGCGCGTCATGATGAGGATGATACGCCCGCCGGGGGCAAGTCGCGTGAGCAGTGTTGCGCTGTACTCGTCCCAGATGCCATCGCGCACCGTCTCGGACTCTGCCTCTTTACGGTTCTTGACAACGTCATCAATGAGGAGGAGATCCGCCCCCTCGCCCGTGATGCCGCCGCCGAGACCGACGGAGATCATGCCGCCCGCGTGCCCTTCAATGTCCCAATTCGTCTTAGAGCTGTTCGAGCGGTCGAGACGGATGCCGAAAAGAGCTTCTCCGAAGTCCGCGACCTTCTTGCGGTTGCGGTTGCCGAACTTCTGCGCGAAGTTCGCGCTGTAGCTCACCTCGATCACGCGCCGATCGGGATTGCGCCCAAGGAACCATGAGGGAAACGTCTCTGTTGTTGATTGGGATTTCCCGTGACGCGGCGGCATGAAAATCATGAGACGGTCAATCTCGCCGCGCTCCACCGCCTCAAGCTTTTCGCAGACGAGATGGAGATGTCGGCACGGCTTCCACCTGCCGTAATGGGCATATTCACAGTATGCCTCATAGCTTGTGCGGTACCGCTCCATTGCGGGGCTGCGCGTTTTTTTGCCGACAAGCTCCTTTATGACCGACATGCCCACGCCTCCTCTCTATGGAACTTCGTTCAGTCTCTCTCTTGCAATCGCTGCATAATATGCACTTTTCTCTATGGCGATATAGTGCCGCCCTGCCTCTTTTGCAGCGACGGCAGTCGTGCCCGATCCCGCAAACGGATCGAGGATGATGCCGCCCTCCGGTACAATAGAAACCAGTTCACGCATAAGTAGCGTTGGTTTTCCCGCGAGGTGAAATTTATCCGACTGACGCACAGGGAAATGAAAGCATCCGGGATAAGGCCCTGCGTGCTCCGCTTTCACACATCCTCCATTCGTCCCCCATACAACGTACTCGCATTGATGCCGAAAATACCCCTTATGTGGGGCGCGTGCTCCATTCCCCTTGTCCCATGCCACAATCCCGCGCCATGTAAGCTCCGCGATTTGAAGCGCATCCGTTGCCGTCGGTACTTGTCGCCAATCACTGAACATGAGGAAGTAGCCATTTTGTTTCAATATGCGGCGGCATTCACTCATCCACAGCGTGCACCAACGTAGCCATGAACGCTGATCTCGGTTATCTCCTGTAAAAGCTTCATGATGGACGAGCTTGTTGGAGGTCTGTTCATACTTCGTAACGGGATTCTGCATTCTCTGCGCGTAGTTTAGACCACCGGAGGAATACGGGGGATCGGTGATAACCGCATCCACAGATGTGGACGGTATATCTCGCATAACAAGGAGCGCATCACCTTCAATCACACGATCCAGAAATGACACCATTCAATCACCTTTCTCACTGCTTCTCCCGCATCTCTGCTGTCACAGCGTCCACCATCCCAACCAGCCGCGTGAGCACCTCGGGACTTTTCGCAAGTTCCTCTTGGAGGCTCGCCTTGATCTGAGCGACCGCCGCCTCCATCATACGCCCCGCCTCCATCTTGAGCTTTTCCCGCTGCACCGCCGAGCGTTCGAGGAGCGCGAGAGCCTTGAGAATGTCGCTGCTCTTCGCATCCCTCAGATCCTCCGCCGTAACCAGCCGCTCCATGATTAACTGAAGGGCGAGCTGTGTCGCCGCTTCTGTCATCTCAAGCGCGGGGCCGTCCTTGCCCTCGCTCATAATCGTACGCGCCTGTTCCTTCACGATGCGCAGCCGTTCGAGCTTGCTGAGAAAATCCTTGCCGTACCGTCCGACGCTGCTCTTTGAAATATCATGCCCGCGTTCCCTGAGATACGCGGCAATACTCTCATACGTCTCACCCGCGACCAGTCGCTCATTGATGGCGCGAACGAGGTCTTTCGGCAGCTCCGTTGTAATGCGCGGGTGTTTTCTCCGGCTACCCATTGAGATTTACCCCAACGTCCGGCGGGATATTGCCCTCGATGAGGTCAATCCCCTTCGGCAGCAGCTTCGCGAGTTTGCGCGAAACACCGAAGCATTCCGCTTCCTCAAGCGCGATATACCCCTTCTCAAGCAAATAGACGAGATGCGTCTCCACCGCTGCGGGGGTCGTCGAATACTGTGCATCAAGCAGAATCTCAGCGATCAGCTTGTCCCCCGTCTGCTGCGGATAATTGAGGCTCAGAATCTTCATGATGCGCCCGCGAATCTCGCGCGACGTGTGTCCTTCCAGTGTTGTCATGCTTATACTTCACCCCCTGCAAGCCGTCCAATATTCTTGTTAATCAAAATGAGTTCATTCGAGATGCGGTCAACCTTCGTATCCAGATTGGCAACGCTGCGCAGGTAATCATCCCGCGATGCGTATTCCTTCGGGAATTTGGTCTGCATATCCACGATCCGATCCTCCAGTTTAACAACCGCTTGCTTGTTCTTCTCGATGTCCTCTTTGAGTCGCCCGTGGATTTCCTTGTACTGATACCCGATAAACCCGAAAACCGTTCCAAAAAGCATGAGGACGACCGATGTCCAGTTAATCTCCATCAGAACCGCCTCCTCACACCCACGCCCCAGAACTTCGACGGCTCAATCGGATGCACAAGCAGATCAATCCCATAGTCCCGATTCTCATACCCGATCCCGACCGCCGCGCCCGCGCTCGTCCCATACATGCCGATCGAAAAATGCTTTGCCGCCGTACGAGCCTTCTGCTCTGCCGCCGTATCAATCAGCGGTGTAAGGTCGAGCGTTGCGTGCGTTGTAACCGCACTCTGAATCTTCCCGCGCTCGAACTTCGTCGTCTCGCCCGCAATGCCCGGCAGATCGTACTCCCTGCCGTTGTACTTCACCGCGACCGTCGGCGGCGCAACGCTGATTTCCGCATCCGTCCGCTCATAAGTGCGACTGCCGTCGTCAGCCGTCACATGCGCTTTGGGAACGTATGCCGTCGTCGTGGAGCTTGTCGCCTCCGCCTTCACCTCAACAGACCTTTCCCCTTCACGCACGCGGGCACTCTCATAGACAGCGATCTGCTCCTTTGCAAGGGCAAGCTCGCGCCGCAGCGCATCATTCTCCGCCTCTTTCCATGCAAGCACAAAGAGCGACACGATGAGCAGGATCAGAGCGAGAACGACACTCACCGCTGTCGGCGATTCCCGCAGCCGCTCGTATGTGCCACGCACGCCCTCCGCCGCCCTTTCCTTCCATCCCATCTCACGCACTCCCCAGCATCGCAAGAGCCTCGGCGCACTCGCTTTCAAAACGATTGTAAAGACCATAGCGGCACGATGCCGCCGTCCACTCCGGTGTCTTGCACACGGCAAGATAGATCGCACGGATGAGGTCGTAGTCAAAGCGTGCATCGTCCACATACGAGAGATTCGGATAGCCGCTGTAATCGTCGTTCGCCTCGTTATACATCCGTTGACATGCCGTCTCGAACATCTCCACGATGTTGCCCGTGCCGTACTGCACCGCACGGCTCCAGATCACATCCTGCATGACGTGCGTGTGCTTGTCCGCATCGAATCCCGCACGGCGCAGCGCATCCACGGCGGGCAGGTAGTACGCATAACAGATATAGTCGTGCTGCATCCGCGCAAAACCGTCCTCGTCGACGCGTGCAATCTCACGCCACGCACAGTCAAAGTCCGCCGAGCCGATCGGGAACTGCGAGAGCGTCCGCCCGTAGCTCGCATAGACCGAATTTGCCGACAGACGGATCGCCCAATCAAGAAAGCTGCGCACGCTCCCCATGCGGCTCGCAAGCTGATATCGCCCGTAACTCTTGCCGCCCGGATCGCCCTCGCCGGACGAGATTGTCGCGGGGCTGCCGCTCGATTCATATTTTGCACTCAGATCGCCAAGCATTCGTTTTTCCTCCCTGTTGCCTTTTCACACAGCGGCGCACGATTTCAGAACCGCCCCGCATTGTTGATATACTTATCCACCATCTTGCCGCCCGCACTCAGCGTCGTCGTTGTCCCTGCAAAGACAGCGTAGTCCTTCCACTCCTGCCCCGTATAGAGCAGATAGATCGTCACGAATACAAAGAGGACGAAAAGCCCGAACGTCATCGTCGCCAGAAGCGACGGCCGCCCGTCCGGCCCATAGATGAGATCACGAATGAAATGCAGCACAAAAAGCACCAGATTTTTCACACACGCAAACACCGCAGCCACCTCCATAAAAAAAGAACCGTATCGAGTTTTTCACTCAATACGATTCTACAAAATATTTTCTGCACGCTATATCTGCACAGTTCAAAGATTCTATGCCGAAGGGAAAAGACTGATCTGACTTTTGCGCCAGCTGAGTTCTGAAGCGATCTCATACACACTGCGCTCGGAAAGCTCGAACCGCCGTGCAAGTTCCTTGTGATTCCGTCCGTCGAAGAGTTTCGCAACCGCCCGCCGCTTCGCGGGCGCGATCAGATTATCATACTTCGGGATGTAGAGCGACGTGCCGCCGTAGAGCTTGCACAGTTGCAGGAGATTGACGAGCCCGACCGATGCGGCGAGTTCCTGCCACTGCGCCGGCAAATCGTCCGGGGCGATCTCATCCAAAAGCGCACGCATATCCTCGCCGTTCATGGTGCCGCCCTCTTTGCCATCGCCTTCAGGCACTCGATCATCTTGTTCGCCTCGCCGCGTGTCTGCGGCCACACCTTCTTGATGACGCGTTTACAAAGTTTCTGCTGACGATCTGCCGTATCAATACCAAGAGCAACGTAAAGCTCCTCGATCTTCGCCGTCTGCCACGGTCCGATGAGTGCCCCCGCGTCACGCTTCCTGCGGGTCTGCGGGGCAAAGGCAGGGGCTTTGAACCCGATGCGCACAAGGTAGTTCATAAGCCGCGTAAAGCCCGCCTGTGTCACATCCTTCGCCGACTCCGCACCACCGTAGAGCGAGAGCACCGCCCGATAGTTCCCCTCGTCAAGCGAGAGTTCCCTCTTTGCCACATGGAGAAGGGCGATCTGCTTCGGGCTAATCTTCGCCGTCTTTATCATCCGGCTCATCCCCCTTCTGCGGTGTGAGCGTGAAGCTCAGTGTCTCCTCAAGGAAAACAGCGTTGCGAATCTCGTCGCGGTCGATCAGATCAGGCTCAAAGAACCGTTCGACAAGCTGACGGTTCAGCTCGGCGCGGATCGCATCCAGTTCCTCCTCGCGTGCGCCGTGGATTCCCACGGCGGCGAGCACTTCCAGATCCTTTGCATAGTCGCCCTTGAGCTTCTTCCTGACGACCTTGCGCATCTTTGCGTCTTCAAGCCCCATACCGGAGAGGATGCCGTCAATGTCGTGCTCTGCGTAGTCGCCGCGTACCAGTGCGATCAGAGCCTCCTTGAACCGCGCGTCAACATCGTACTTGACACTCAGCCGCCGCACGATCTTGTCCTCTACGAGCACCGACGCGTCCAGTGCCGCCGCAAGCCGCGCATAATTGTCGATCTCGAGCTTCGTCTTGTACGTCGTTTCGGCACTGCCATAGAGCGAATCATAGCGCACATAGCGCAGATTCTTGTTCTCCATCTCGGCAAGTGCCGCCGTCTGGAGCTTCGCCTTGATCGCTTCGAGCGACTTCTTCCGCTGCCGAATCTCCCTGTCCAGTGTCACAGCACGGCTAATCAGTGCCGCGACCTCCTTCGGCTGCGTCTCAATCACCTCAAACATGACCGTCCTCCTTTCCAAGCGCGGCGGCACACGCCGCACACACAAAACGCCCCTTGTACGTCCGCAGCTCCTTGTCTGCGCCGCAGAACACGCACCGCCCGACAATCCGCTTCATGGAGATTATGCCCGCCGCA